GTTGCGTATCGAATTGGAAATACTGGGAGACCCGGCATACATCTGTCAGGACATATACATGCCGGTGGACGACAAGGAAAAAGACAAAACCCCAACAACAACCGGCGGTGGCACAGGACCATTCAACTTGCAGGACCACAGTTTCAATGCAGATCAGTTCATGACCTGCATAAATCTCAGATACAGATTGCCTGCGGACATAAATGAAAAAGAGGGAACAATGTTTTCCGGCACAGACAAAGTCAGAGACGAGAACCTGTTCTTCAGCGGAGTGTACCAAGTGGTGAAAGTGGACAGCAAGATGGACAACGGACAGTTCATGCAGACGCTGACCTGTGTGAGGATGAACAACCAGACTGGCGAAGGTGCACCTATAAGCCTGGTTAATTCTGCAATAATAGGCACAAACAAATTGGAAGCCCAAATCAAGGAAAACATTGTAAGCAAGGTCAAAGCGAAAGCAAAAGAAGCCGCGGCGAAGTTCGCGGAAGAGAATAAAAATGCGTCACCGTAAGAGGATAAAATAACATATGGCATACACAGATTCAAGGGGATTCACAGACTCACAGGACAACCAGAAGAGTTTCAACGAGAAGTACGTTGACAACGACTCAGGTCCCTATATTGCCACTGTCAAGACCACGGCAGATCCCTTGAGGATGGGACGTCTTGGCGTCAACATAGCCGCACTGACCAACACCACTGATCCCAAGCCATCACAGATCACATGGTGCCAGTACCTGTCACCTTTCTACGGTGTGAAGAGTCTAAGGGCAGTTTCCAAAAGCGATCCATACAGTTTCAAGGACACGCAACAGTCATACGGACTGTGGGCAGTGCCACCAGACATAGACACCACAGTTTTAGTAATATTTGCCAAGGGTGAAAATCAGAACGCGAATGCCTTCTGGATGGGTTGCGTTCAGGATCCCTTGACCAACCAAATGGTACCAGGCAACGGTTCCACGGACAAGACCAGGGTGGCCGCCAACAACACTGATTTCGCACAGAACAAACAAGAATTATATGGCACGGACGTCCTGCCTGCAGGTGAGAAGAATAGGAACATGCTTGACCCAGGCGACACAGTCTCCAGTGCTGACAAATGGAATTATCCTATTAACGACGCATTGGCAGATCAACTGCAGTCGCAGGGTCTTGTGCAAGACACAGTTAGGGGCACCACGACCTCATCTGCACGTAGGGAATCACCAAGTCGAGTATTTGGGTGGAATACCCCAGGGAGACTCAAAGAAGACGGCACGCCAAGAAATATAGGTATAGGCGGATCACCGGAATTAGTTGAAAGAGAAACTGGACACAGTTTCGTCATGGATGACGGCGCAGTAGACGGCACCAATCAACTCACAAGATTGAGGACGGCATCAGGACATCAACTTCTAATGCACGACACAGATGGTGTGGTGTATCTCGCAAACGGTTCAGGAAAAGCATTTATTGAGATGGACAAGGACGGCACGGTCAGTGTGTACGCTGACGGTGGAATCAATCTAAGATCAGGTCAAGACTTCAACCTACACTCTGATACTAACATAAACTTCCACGCCAAGGGCACGATTAATTTCACTTCTGAAAATCACTTGGCCTTGAACGCAGAAGGATATCTTTTTGCAATGGGAGAGAAGGGTGTGTTGAGCAGTTCACAGAAAGGTTCTGTGAGGACGTTTGCAAGAGACGGTATAAGTTCTGACACCGCGGGCAGTCAGTTGCACGGTGCCAGGGGAGGTGACATACACCTAGCGGCATCGGGTAGTGGACGTAGGGGAGGACAGATACATTTCAACTCGATCAGTCCAAGTGATAAATGGGGACCGGGTTGGTTAGAGCCGGACGCAGTTGGCATCAAAGTCACTGGCGGTGGGTTGATAGACGTAGACCCTCGTAAACCATTTAGGGCACCAAAGGCAAGTGGTGTTGATAAGTTTGGAAACACAGTCATGGAGAGAGGTTTACAAGTTAATAAAAAACCAGGTAAGACCACAGTGACTGATTTCGTCACACATGAACCTTATGACAGGCAGAGTAGCACAAATAGGAAGAAAAAACTTGTCAACGAAGCGATTGCACAAATTCAAAAGAATAATCCAGAATTGACAGCGGAGGAAGTGCAACTGATCAAAGAAGAATTAAGCAAACAGCCAACAGTCAAAGCAGTTGCAGACGAGTTGAGCAAGATTGTCAAACTCAACGACAAAATAGAATTGCCTAAGGTTGATTTGGATGGTATCATCAGCAAGGCAAATACCATACAGAATTTGATAGACAATCCCAAACAGACAGCGATCAACTTTGTTTCTGGACTGGTTCAAAGTTATGAAGGCCGTGCGATTGTAAGGCACAATTTGAGGAAGATAGGAAAGTTCTTTGGATTAGGCGGAGGCGGAAGAGACAAGGACGATATAGCATAGAGTAAATATAGTATATGGCATACGGAGATTCAGGATCAGGCAACGGACTATCAAACAAGACAGTGACCTTCAAGGGTTTCAGTTCACGTGCGGACAAGAAGAACTTCAAACTGTACGACTTCGAGGTTGCCAAGCAAGACCTAATCAATAGGTTGAGCATACGTAAGGGTGAGAGGGTGGAGAATCCCGAATTCGGCACCATAATATACGATGCCATATTCGAACCATTCACAGAAGGCCTAAAGGACGCTATAGTGGAGGACATAACTGCAAATCTCAACGCAGATCCACGTATCGCCACGGAGGAGATACTGGTCACGGAAGCGGACAAGGGCATTGCCATACAGGCCACTATCACGTATGTTCCTCTGAATATTACCGAGAAACTGAGATTCAACTTCGATGAGAATTCGTTGTTACGCCTATCTTAATATACGCACATTTCCTAACATATAAATACCATTGTAATTACAATGGCCACAACAGATAGACAGAACAGATTACTAGTAGCGGAAGATTGGAGGAAGATCTACCAGTCCTTCCAACAGGCGGACTTCAAGAGTTACGACTTCGAAACACTGAGAAGGACCATGGTGGCCTATCTCAAAGAGAACTACCCAGACGATTTCAACGACTTCGTTGAGAGTTCTGAGTACGTTGCACTGATAGATCTGATAGCCTACATAGCACAGGCACTTTCATTCAGGGTTGACCTCAACGCAAGGGAGAACTTCCTAGAGACTGCGGAGAGAAGGAACTCGGTTCTGAGATTAGCGAGGTTGATCAACTACAACGCCAAGAGAAACAAACCTGCAACGGGAATGTTGAAGATAGATTCGATATCAACAACACAAGATGTTCAAGACAGCACAGGAACAAATCTGGCAAATTCAACGATCATATGGAATGACTCGGCAAACGCAAACTACAGAGAACAGTTCACTGCAATACTAAACGCGGCCAACCAATCAGGACAACTGTTTGGTAACCCAAGGGAGTCAGGCACAATAGGTGGGATCAGCACAGAGGTCTACACCCTGAGCTCAAACCAGTTGGACCTACCCATATTCAAATTTCAGAAATCAGTAGGAGGCATATCGAGAGGATTCGAAATTGTTTCAAGTACCATAACAGATTCCGATTCAATATTCGAGTCATCACCAGTGCCAGGCACAGGACTGACATACACTTACAGGACTGATGGATCAGGGGACAGTTCCAACAACACAGGATTCTTTTTCTTATTCAAACAAGGCACACTACAGCAAACTGATTTCACAGTGGACACGTCAGTGACTAACTACATTAAATCTTTGGATGCATCCAACATCAACGATACCGATGTGTGGTTGTACAAGTTAGATCAGTTTGGACAGTTGTCGGAGTCATGGACGAAAGTTCCATCTCTGTCTGGCAACAATGCGATTTACAACTCTCTAGCAAAAGCAGAGAGAAACACATTTAACGTAGTTACGAAAAATAACGATGCGATTGATCTGGTGTTTGGGGATGGCAACTTCTCAAACATACCATTGGGCAACTTCAGGACCTACTACAGGGTCAGTGACAACGCCAAGTATGCGATACAGTCATCTGACATGCAGAACGTACAGTTGACCGTGCCGTACACGGACGCCAACGGTGCACAGCAGTCATTGACAATGGGTGTGAGCCTCAAGGCCAGTGTTTACAATTCAGCGGCGACCGAGTCTAATGATTCAATCAAAGAGAAAGCCGCACAGGTTTACTATTCACAGAACAGGATGATCACGGCAGAGGACTATCAAGTGGTTCCTTTGAGTGCGTCACAGGAGATAGTGAAGGTGAGATCTATCAACAGAACCGCCTCAGGTATATCAAGGGCCAAGGAGATACTAGATCCAACGGGTGCGTACT